TTATTACTAATTACTGTTTCTTCAATATCTGCCCATGCTACTAATAAGATTGATATCACTAATGAAGATGACTTCAAATTGATAACTACAATCATGAAAGCATCTGAGTGCAACGCTTACTCTTCTTTATATAAATTTCAGCAAGAAAATAATGTGCCAAATGGGGATGAGTTTATAGATAAGTTCATGAGCAATGAGGCAAAAAAGAAAAACATCACCTTAATTGATATGACCAACGATTGCCAGAAAGCACTACTGGATTTCGCAGAAATAACATCAAGTAAAAACTAGCTACCTCTCACCTACCACATCACAGATCCCTCTTTAATGGGGGATTTTTTATGCCCACAAATCACAAAAACTGCCAACAGAATAAAAAATTTAAATTTTTTACAAAAAATAACACAAACAAAAACAAGCATTTATTGTTTAAATAAAGATTAACTCAAGTTTTTACACAAGTTTTACTTGTCTTAATAAAGTAATACTTGTATAGTTAATCACATCGAAGGCAGGAAGCCATAGATAAACAGGATGTTCGCTCTTTTACAATTAGGAACGCTCAGAATAAATTTTCAGAGCAACCACTGAGTGGTTTTTGGGATTGGTGAATGCTAAGGCTGATTGGCAGGTTTAAAAGCTAACAGTTTCCGCAAGCGAGCGATACCAGCTAAGTAGTGTCATATGCCTTCGGGTACTGGATCGTAATAACTGATATTGAGGGAGGCGAAAGCTGTTTACCTCGGCATGGCTTGCAAGTAGGAGATCAGCACCTACCACCAATCACCAAAGATCACTTAGGAGGCAAATATGGCAACAATAATTTTTAAAGAGAACTCAAAAATTCGCAGACGCAGAAAGCAAGGTGAGTTTTTGGCTCGAAAGATAGCTATGAGAAGTCGCTCAGTGGAAGAAATTTGGGATTCGATATTTGGCGTTGAGAAGAAAGAACGCCCTGTTCTATCTTTCAAACCAACAAAGCATTATCCAAGTGGAGATAACTGTTGCTTACCTAATGTAGCAGTATATTCAGGAGTTAAAACAAAACAGCCGAGCAGTGAGTTCGGGGTGACGGCAAGGGGATAAATATGGTTGAGGTTGGAAAATCATACAAGTGCAAAAACGGTTGTACTTTTCACTGCATTGAAGACAGGACTAAATTTAATCCTGACGATAAATACCAATATTCCGGATATATAAGTAAACCAGATGGAACTGTAGATAGGATTGCTTTTTACATGATAAATGGCAGATACAACTCTGCACCATCTGAATATGACTTAGTTTTTAACTAATTACAGTCCATTCTGTGGGCTGTGGTGAGTTGATTAATAGATAGGAGATAGAGGTGGAAATTGAAGTAAATACAAAAGCGAAAGTTGACATTAAAACGCTAAGAACCTGCATTAAAGTTTCTGACAGTTTCAACTGTGACATTCTTGATGCTAACGGGAATAAAGTAGAAGACTATAACTACTATGTTCCTAACTTTTTCCCCGGTGACCACTACGGTGATTATCTGATGCTAGATATCGATATCGAAACAGGAAAGATAACGAACTGGAAAAAGCCAACGCCTGAAGAATTACAGGAAATGCTTTATCCGGAAGACGACTAGCATCGTGTTTAGTTAATAACGGAGGGAGTATGACAGATAAAACAGGTGGAGCGGCTTTTCCTGCAAGTGGGCATCCAGATATGCAGTTTGTAGCTCAGGAAGGTATGACATTGCGAGATTATTTCGCTGCTAAAGCTATGAGTGCTGACTTATCAAATAGTGATGAATCACTTGCTGGCTATGGCTCTCAATTTACTGATGCTCAGTTAGAGAGCTTTGCAGCATTCTACTACCGCATGGCAGATGCAATGTTAAAGGCTAGGGGGTGATATGGATATAGAAAAATCACCATTCCCTTGGTTTTTAGATGATGATGAAATCAAAGATGCTGAAAATGAACTGGTAGCCGATGTTGGTTTTGCCTACGAATCGGACGCGCACATTATCGCGGCGGCGCCAGAGTTATTAGAGGCTTTGATTGAAATGCAACGTAACGGACGCAAGCAAGGATGGGATAATAAATATGAGTCGTCAATGGAAAAGACTCGTTTAGCAATCGCAAAAGCCCTCGGTCAGCAATAACCCACCACTTAATCATTCATATCGCTCACCTAGCGAGGTAACAATGAAAACTAACTATTACAGCGCTATGCGTGATTGCATGGCGGTGCGTATCACTACGCCTCAAGCACGTAAAAATAAACGTACAAGCCCATGGTTATTCAGTTTAGCTGTGGTCACTGTGACAACCGTTGGCGTAATACCGACATTTGTAAGTTGAGGTGATTATGCAAATTTCATACAGCTACTCGAACGGAACTCGAGTAGTAGACGATAAAACAGTCATGGAATTTGACGAAAGCAGCAAGCTTAGCATTGAGACAGAAAGTTTCGCTGAGCTGGCTAAATTAACTGAAATTGACCCAGTGGAAGCCCTGCAATGGATTATGCAGTTCGACAAGGAAGAGATTGACAGGATTGTCAATGAGGCAAGCAAGGATGCACCTATTTCTAAGCTGGCTCTGCTAAGGAGGGTTGTGTGAATCCTTACCATGAACTTGACGCAAGGGAAGAACGCAAACAAGAAGAAGCATCATGGATTGATGCAAAGGACGCTGAGTTAAGTAATGTCGCATTTAATGTGGTTGATGGATTACCAAAGGATATTACCAGTCAATGGAGTGACAGCGTTTTCGATATGACAATTGATGGTCTTTACAAGGAGTTAAAGAACTATCAGGAACGTAGGAGGATGTCGTGAAACCCGGTATCTATTATGACATTTCAAATGAGGACTATCACCATGGATTAGGGATCAGCAAATCTCAGTTGGATTTAATAAGCGAAATGCCAGCCGAATATATTTGGAGCAAGGAAGCTCCTGTTGATGAAGAAAAAATAAAGGCATTGGATTTCGGGACTGCTATCCATTGCCTTTTGTTAGAACCAGATGAATACAGTAAGCGATACAAGATAGGCCCTGATGTAAATCGTAGAACAAATGCAGGGAAGCAAGAGGAAAAGGAATTTCTCGAAATGTGTGAAAAGGAAGGTATCACACCAATCACTCATGACGATAACAGGAAGTTGATGCTCATGAGAGATAGTGCAATAGCACACCCTATCGCAAGATGGTGCTTAGAAGCTAACGGAGTAGCTGAAAGTAGCATTTATTGGAACGACGAAGATACGGACATTCTTTGTCGTTGCCGGCCAGATAAACTCATTCAAGAGCACCACTGGATTGTTGATGTAAAAAGCTCTGCTGACATTCAACGATTTGACCGTTCCATGTACGAATATCGATATCACGTACAGGACTCTTTTTATTCTGATGGATATAAATCATTAACAGGCGAATCCCCTGTATTTGTCTTTCTCGTTGTTAGTACGACTATCGACTGCGGTAGATACCCCGTTAGAGTTTTCAATTTAGACCAACAAGCAAAAGATATTGGTCGAACAACCTACAAACAAAATTTAAGAACGTATGCAGAATGCCTGAAAACGGACGAATGGGCAGGTATACGCACATTATCACTGCCCTACTGGGCTAAGGAATTAAGGAATGAGTAACCCACCATTAGCTCAAGCTGACTTACAAAAAACACAAGGTACAGAGGTAAGGACCAAAACAAAGGATCAGCAACTAATTCACTTCATTAACCAGCCAAGCATGAAGGCGCAGTTAGCGGCCGCCCTTCCTCGCCACATGACACCAGATCGCATGATACGGATTGTGACAACGGAGATTCGCAAAACTCCTGCGCTTGCAAATTGTGACATGCAGAGTTTTATCGGTGCTGTTGTGCAGTGTTCACAGCTAGGATTGGAGCCTGGTAATGCCTTAGGTCATGCTTACCTACTCCCATTCGGCAATGGTAAAGCAAAGTCGGGTCAATCGAATGTGCAACTAATCATTGGCTACCGTGGAATGATTGATCTGGCTCGTCGCTCAAATCAAATAATCAGCATTTCAGCCAGAACGGTAAGGCAAGGAGATAGTTTCCACTTTGAGTATGGACTGAATGAAAACTTAACGCACGTACCGGGTGAAAATGAGGACTCACCAATTACACACGTTTACGCTGTCGCAAGGTTGAAAGATGGCGGTGTCCAGTTTGAAGTTATGACGCATAACCAAATTGAGAAAGTCAGAGCATCAAGTAAGGCTGGTCAAAATGGGCCTTGGGTCTCTCACTGGGAAGAAATGGCGAAGAAAACCGTTATCCGTCGCTTATTTAAATATCTGCCAGTCTCTATCGAAATGCAGAAAGCGGTCATTTTAGACGAAAAAGCAGAGGCTAATGTAGACCAAGAGAATGCAACTATTTTTGAAGGAGAATATGAGGAGGTAGGTAGTAATGGCAATTAACACAATAACAGTAAGTGGAAACTTAGGTAAAGATTGCGAACAGCGATGGACGCCAAATGGTAAAGCGGTTGCATCTTTTAGTTTGCCAGTGAAACAAGGTTACGGAGAACACGAAAAAGTATCTTGGGTTATCTGCAAGATGTTTGGCCCTAAAGCTGAAAAGCTACCTGAATACTTAACCAAAGGAACAAAGGTTACGGTTACTGGTGAGTTCGTCATGGAAGAATGGACAAGCCAGAGTGGCGAGAAGAAATCAGCTCCAGTAATTGTCGTTAACCAATTAGATTTTGGCGGTAACGGTGGTAATCAGGCAGGAAGCCAGAAGACACAGTCTCAAGGATGGGGACAACCTCAGCAACCGCAAGCACCAAAACAAGCATCGAGTAATCAAGCACCACAAAGTGAGCCACCTCAAGATTGGGATGACGATATTCCCTTTGCCCCTATCGGACTCCCCTACCCACGCCACGCTATTTATGTGATTTAAACAAAGGATATATTTGCAAGGATGCAAACAGGAGATAGATATGACTATTGAACAGTTACAAGAAGAAAATGCGAAGTTGAAACAAGCGATTATTGACATCTACAGTAATTGCGAGGAATGCGAATACCAAGGTTATGGAACATTCTACGCTGTAGAGCAAGACCATGTTAATTCAGCATACGAACTAACGCAAACAACGGATTAATTTAACTCGCAGGGATGCAATAAAAGGAATGAATATGAAAGACAGAATCAAGTTTAACGATGTAATGCTAGAGGCTGTCATGGATGGCAGAAAAACGCAGACACGTAGACCGATTGAGCCGCAACCCAAAGTAACCGAGGATGAATTACGCAAGTTAGGTGCATGGCAAGATGGCTACACACTATCAGAGCAAGTATGTGCAGCATGGCGACATGGATTTGTTGATGTTGATTGTCCGTATGGTGAAACTGGCGACATCATTAACATTACAGACAAGGACTGTAATATCAAAGGGAGAATTGAAATTACTGATGTTTGGGTTCAGCAAATAAATGATATTAGTGAAAGCGATGCTAAAGCGGAGGGATTCGATGGGTATGAAAACGCTTACTCATCTGAGTTTACTTTGATGTGGAATACAATATACGGCGAAGATAGCTGGATTAATAACGAATGGGTGTGGGTGATTGAGTTTCGCAAAGTAGACTAAGGAGGAATTTTGACAGTGGATTAGTCACATGGATGTGAGTATGATTCCTGCTTTAAATAAGGGGGAGATATGAGCGATTTTATTACATTAATAAAAGATAACAAAGATGCGGTAGGGGTTATCGTTGCTGTTAGTGGTGGAATAGGTTTCTTTCTCAATTATTTTTTAGCTCGCAAGAAGATAAAAGAAGATAAAAAAGCTCTTCGCCAGCAAATGATAACTAATAATATTGCTCCGATGAGGCAGGCTTGGATTAATGATTTGAGAAAAACATCATCAGAAATAATTGGACACCTACAGTTCATCATACAAATAAAATCATTAATAAAATCTGGCGATAGCAATGCTAATCTTTTTTATATAGAGCATAGATCTAAATACTATGAACTATTATGTCAGATAAATTACCTAGAGTTGCTTTTACCTGCCAATAAAGATGGAAGCCAACCTATAGAATCATCAAATGTAAAG